TAGGTATTTGTTCTTACAGCCGAATCATCGTATCCCGGATTGACGACCGCGCAAGTGTCCTTTTTGGCGACGGTGATTCGATATCCAGTGTTGGCGCTTCCACCAAGCTCTGCCATCGCTGCGGCAACGTCCGATACCGGTGCATATGCCGGCTGACATCTGATTCATGGAACGTCGTAAAAAAAACACCGGCCCATATTTCGCGTGCGTGCTTCTTGGTTCAGTCCAACGCGGCGCGCATTTCAGCTGTTCCTGCGCTCAGAGCATTCGTACAAGTCATAGTTTCATCCACCACAAGAGATATCCAATGCCTTTATTTGAAGTCGCGATTCTCGAAAAGCCCACCAAGAAAGAAGCCGAGGAGGGCGCAAGCGAAAAGCTCGTGTTCGGCCCAAAAGCTGTCGTTGCTCGTGACAGCCAGTCAGCAGCAATCGCTGCCGTCATGGATGGCGAGGTGCCCAAGGGCATCGACCGCCAGCGAATGGAGGTGCTCGTTCGCCCTTTTGCCTAAAGCCGACTGCTCAAAAAGACACCTCTTCGCAGGAAATTGCGAAGTCGGTGCTGAGTCAGTTGGCACAGATAAAAGAGCGCGAAGCAGAACCGCAAGAGATCTGGGCGAGGAAGCTGGCCCAGCGCCAGGGAACGGGGGTCAGCTATCTATCATCTCCGTCCCAGGCGGTGAGCTACACAGCCAGTTCGCTGGTCTGAATCGCCCGAGCCGAGGCGTTAGCGAAGTCTCGGCCATGGACCGTGACACCGAGGTCTTCCCAACAGAATCGGCGTGCCATACACAACGCTGCCTTACGCATGCGCGCCCAGCGCGGCCTTGTTATAGGCAGCCAACCCTTTGCGGCCCAACCGCTGAGATCGCCCCCGCCCGGCAAGCCAGCCAATGTTACGCAGCACGGTTTTTACCGGCTGGCCATGCACATTGCTCCGCCGGTGGCGCATGCGCCTCACACGGGTACCCCTCGGCGCGCGGGCCGCGCCTTTCTATATCACCGCCCTGGAGGGCAAATGACCGAGACTCAATCAGTAGAGCAAGAGATCCAATCAAAGGGACTTACTGCGCCACGCGTGACGCCCGAGCGCATCGAGGCCGTCATTGCCGAGGAGTTGTACTTCACGGCAGCCGATGGCGTTCGAGCGAAGGGCGCCGAAGTAGTGGTCAGTTCGGCGGCCAACCTGCTGACCATCTGTGTCCTGATACTTCGCAACGGATTCACGGTGCTCGGCAAGAGCGCATGCGCGAGCCCCGAGAACTTCGATGCCGAGCTCGGCCGAAAGATTGCGCGAGCCGATGCTGTAAATCAGATCTGGCCGCTCGAGGGCTATCTGCTCAAGCAGCTGCTGTCGCGCTAAGCATCCCCCGAGCTGCTCCCCGCGGCTCGATCCCCGCGCGCACCGATCCTCCGGTGTCGCGCATCTTCGCGCCGCTTTCGGTCGGCGGCGTGTCTTTTATTCCAACGGTGAGCGCATGAGCAACGGCTACATACGTAATGCCGAGCGCAACCGACTGACGCCGGCCGAGTTGGCTTTGCTCGAGATGCTTTGCCAGGGATACGAGCTCAAACAAGCCGCGCCGCGCATGGGCAAAAGCTGGCGCACGCTCCAATGCCAAATGAACAGCCTTATGCGTATTACGCGATGCAAGAGCCGTGTGCAGCTCGGCATATGGGCTGTGATGAATGGCTACTACAACGGACCGCAGCAGTGCCGCGAGCTCGCCATCAAGCTGGGAGTGCCGCAGCTGTGACTACTTTGCATGGTCAAACAGCATGTCATCACTGCGGACTTGCATTGTCGCCATGCCCGTTCTGCGGCAAGCCTGGGCAGGTCTTCGGCTGCAATTCGGTTGGGTGCTCTGACACTGTGAACTGCGGCGGCGAAGTGAATTTCGGCCACTGGGAAGGCGAGATAAACGGCGTGCCAGATGTGCACTTCGTCATTGAGCAATGGAACAAGCGCGCATGAACGGTGAACTCCAAGACGCCGTGACGCTGGCCGAAGAGCTCAAGCCGCAAACGCTCGCCGAGGCACTCATGCAGACATCAGTTTCTGTTGCGCTCGTGGCTGTATTTGAAGCCAAAGCAGAATTCGACAGGCTCAGGGCCACCGGCAGCAAGGCCGAATACCTGCGTGCCTCTCACGAGCTCACGCGGGCTATAGATCACCTGCGGGACCAGGAGATTCAGGCGGGGGTGCGGCGGTGAGCGCGAATCCAAACATCCGGCCACGGTTCCAGCATTGGTGTTCCCACGCTGACAACCGCGAGGGCGCGCCAATCAACGAATTCGACCCGGACATCATCTATTGCCGCTGCTACACCAGCACAGATTTCTTTGCTGCGCAGGACGCGGTGTCAATCCAATTGGACCTCGAGCGCGGCGCAGCAGAATGAGCAATCAACCATTTCTCCCGTTGTTCTTTGGCGATCTTCTCGCCGCGACTCCGACATGGAGCGGCGAGGAACGCTCTCTGTACGTGGTGCTGCTTGCCTATCAGTGGACGGCCGGCCCGCTTCCAAACGATCCAAAGCGCATCGCCAAGATGTGCCAGTACGACACCAAGAACTTCTTGGAGCTATGGCAGGTGGTCGGAACGAAGTTCCGCGCAACCGATGCCGGGTTGATCAATGTCCGTCTCGAGCAGCACCGAGAGAAGGCCAAAGCGGTTAGCAAAAAGCGGGCAACGGCCGGTCAAGAGGGCGCAGCAAAAAGATGGCAAATGGAACGTGAAAGGTCTAGCAAACAAATGGCAAGTGCCAAGGTAGTTGCTATTGGCAAAGGGATGGCAAATGGCATAGCAAATGCCACAAGTTTGCAATTCCATCCATCCCAACCCAACCAAGAAGAAAGAGAAGAGGGTTACCAAGGAGGCGAGGTATGAAGGAACCACTGAGGGAGGGGGGTACCACTGTTGGGGGTATGTACCCCCTACTTGGCAACCCTTCTGAGCCCGCCGCGCCACGTTGCGAAAGTTTCTTGGACGAGCTGCCTGCAGAGGCCTCGATCCTGCGTGACTACCAGCGGCAGATGCTGGTCGACACAGCCGCTGCCATGCGACGCAAGCGCAGGCTATGTCTCCAGGCTCCGACCGGCAGCGGCAAGACGGTGGTCATAGGCGCACTGGTGGCTGCAGCCATAGCCGCTGGCCTGCGTGTGCTGATCTTGGCAACCCGGACTCGGCTGGTCAGGCAGCTGCACGACAGGCTTGATGCCTACGAGATACCGCACGGGATCTTGGCTGCATCGATGCCTGGCTACGTGAACTGGGGCAAGCCTGCGCAGATCGCGAGCGTCGACACGCTGTACCGACGCTGCATTGCTGACCGGCGCATGCCGTTGCCGATGACTGACGTTGTGATTTTCGACGAGTCGCACCTTGCCCTGGGCAAGAGCCGGCAAGCCATCCTCAACTCGTACCCCAACGCGTGGATTTACGGCTTCACGGCTACCCCTGCCAAGACCAGCGGAGCGCCTCTTCGGGACCAGTTCGACGAGCTGATCCTTGGCCCATCTGTCACGGATTTGATCGCCAGCGGCAACCTGGTCAAGCCACGGATATTCAACCGCCCGGTGGTGACCACTGGCGAGCTCAAGGGCGTGCGCAAGGATGCCAAGTCCGGTGACTACGCAACGGGCGAACTCTCGGGCCTGATGTCGCGGCCCAAGCTCGTCGGCGACGTGGTTCAGAACTGGCTGCGCATCGCCAACGGCAAGCGCACGCTGGTGTTTGCCTGCGACAAGGGCCACGGCGGCGAGCTGATGAAGCAATTCCGCATCGCTGGCGTGCCGTGCGAAATGCTCACCGACAACGACGACGAAGTGACCCGCGAGGAAGTCATCCAGCGCCTCGAGCGTGGCATCACGCACGTCGTCGTGAACTGTTTCCTGCTGAGCTACGGGATAGACATCCCCGCGGTTGAAGCCGTGGTTCTGGCACGCCCAACGCGCAGCATCGTGCTGTACCTGCAGGCCGTGGGCCGTGGGATGCGGCCGAGCCCCGGCAAGGATGTTTGCTTAGTCATCGACCACGGCCGCGTGGTGGAGTCGCTGGGCCCGCCGGCGTACGACCGCGAGTGGTCTTTGGACGATCGAAACGCCAACAAGTCGAACGCAGACCGGTTCGCCAAGCAGCGCAAGCAGGCGCAGGAGAAGCCGCGAGATTGCGTCGAATGTGGTTGCAGTTGGCTGGTGAGCGAGGACGGCAACAACTGCCCGCATTGTGGCTGGAAGCATCAGCCCAAGTGCAAGCCGATCGAAGTCCAACAAGCTGACTTGGTAGCCAACAACGACATGGCTGCAGATTGGGCCGAGATGGATCGGTTCTTTGCCGAGGCATGTAGCTGGTATTCAGAGCGTTGGCCTGATCGTTGGCAAGCCAAGGCAACCGGTGGTCGTTGGTGGGCATGGATCAAGACGCGCGCCAGGTTCAAGCGGCCGGATGACGAACGGATACCGCGCCGTTACTGGGATTGCCAAGTTAGGCAGGTTTCTTCGGACACTGCCGGATGGCTGAAGGCTGACCAGATCCGATACGCCAAAGGGCGCGCGAAGGCGGCAGCATGAAAAGCCTTAAAACAAAGGGTTTGCATAACAACAAAGTATTGGACAGGCTATTTTTTAAGGCTCAGCATCCTTCTTCGGAAGGGGCATCTAGCCCGACTGCCTCCATGGTAACTTCTTCTCGGAAGTTTCCAGTCCGCGCCGAGTGGGAAGTCTCGCCCGAAAAAAATAGAGACATTTTTGGAGGTTTTCTATGCCGCGCATAGACCTCCGTCGTATGGATGAACTTCTCGGCGCGCGCGGATGGAAAGAGGTTCTTTCCAAAGCCGGCATTGACGATAGTCATCTCCGAAACAAGCACGGGCCTTGTCCGATATGCGGCGGCAAGGACCGTTTTAGGTTCGACAATCGCAGAGGCCTTGGCGATTGGTTCTGTAACCAGTGCGGCAGCGGACGAGGCCTTGACCTCTTGATGAAGTCCCAGAAACTCCCGTTTCTGGATGCTGCGAAACTGGTGCTAAGTCTGGCTGGCATCGACCAGCAACAAGACGCTCCGACAGTGCCCCTGCCGCGCAAGTCATATGCGGAGGCAGAGATTGCATCCCCAACGCCTCGCGTTATTGCTTTGCTTAAGCAGAGCTGCCAGATCGAGGACTGCGAGCCGGCCCGTCGCTATATGCAGGCCCGCGGTCTATGGCCACTGCCGCCCATGCACAAGCTGCGCGCCCATCCCAGCGTCGACTACTGGCAGGAGGGCAAGCGTGTCGGTCAATTCCCAGCTTTGATTGCCGCTGTGCGCGACGTGAATGGCCAGATCGTGACGGCACACGTCACATACCTCGAGCAGTACGGCGCCAAGATCAGCATCTACGAGCCGCGCAAGATCCTCTCTGGCATGCAGGGTCGGGCAGGTTGCGCCGTGCGCTTGATGCACGTGGACGGCGAAATACTTGGGATAGGCGAGGGCATAGAGACCTGCTTCTCAGCCGCTGCCATCCATGGCATGCCTGTATGGGCTGCGCTCAATACCTCGCTACTCAGCAAGTTCGACCCGCCGGCCGAAGTTAAGCGCTTGGTGATCTTTGCCGATCGTGACATCGCCGGGATGGATGCCGCCGCAAAGCTGATGCAGCGCCTGCAGGGTCGAGTGCAATTCGAGTTGCAGATGCCGGCCTGCAAAGATTGGAACGACGCTTTGATGGAGCGCATGTGATTGCAGTGGAGACAGGGTAAAGACAGTGAAGGCAAAGACTCCGAGTACTACTGGACCAACGGCGAGTACAACATCTGCAAGATTGGAAGTTCCAACGGTATGAAATACGAGCTTTGGAACGTCGAAAGTAAGGTACAATTGGCTGTGAATTTGCCCAGTAGCAAGGCTGCGATTGAGATCGCGCGACAGCACGCATCGGCACAGGCCAAGGGTGCTGCCTGATGCGTCCGCGTCAAAAAGCCAAGCATTGGAATTCTCGATGGCTCAAGAAATCAAACGAGCTTTTGCCAAGCGAGATCGACCAGCGAATAGAGCTGGCCTACATGGATGGGTTCGAGGCTGGCCAACGTCATCAGCGCAAGGCATGGCAGACCAAGATGGCACAGGCCAAGGGGGCGGCGTGAAGCGAGAAATGACGGCAGCAGAAATGGCAACTATCGGAGCCAAGAAAGAGCTCGAGGGTTACTCGGATGCCTTCGCTATCCGGGACCGCATACGAGCCCAAGAGTCACTGGCGGCTAGACAGCGAGAGTTAGCCCGTGCCCAGAGGAAGGGGGCGTGAGCCACGTGCACTTCGTGATCAACCTGGGCAAAGCCCGCTACTGCCGTGGCTGCGGCACGATGTGGATGCCGCGTGGAGATGGACGCGGGTACTGGGAGCTGCCGCGGATTTCGTTGCCCAGCGTCGCAGTTGCCGCTCAGGCGGCGGGAGGGCAGGGGTGAAAGTCGCATGGAATTCGAGGAAGCCTTGGAAGCCGTGGTATCGGCTGCGTTGCTACCTGACGATAACCGGTGAGCTGCGTTGGTTTACCCAGCTTGGCAAAAAGACCAGTGATGCATGTGAAACCTCCGCCGAGGCAATCAGGAGGGCGCCGCGATGAAAGCGCACCTGCAAGAATGCTTAGCCGCAGCTATTGCGCTTGGGATCTTCGCCGGATTCGGCTGGATCATGACCAAGATTGCAGATGTTGACTGGCTAACGGCCTTTACGATCGTTTCGGTCTTTTGTCTGTCCGCCCAGCAGATGAGGGAGAGCAGGAGGGGGCCGCAATGAAAGAACCAACATGGAGTCATAACGGCTGGATGCTGCTATGCCCGATAAAGCTTTCAGGACTCGAAACAGGCGAGCTGGAAGTCGCCGCACGCTGGGATGTTCTTGAGCCATGGTTGAGCTTCCAGCAATGGTGCCAAGAAGGGATCATCTGGCTGTTGAGCACGATCGACCATAACTACGAACCGGCCTTCGTGTTCAGGGTCACTGGGATCAGGAGGGGGCCGAGGTGAAGTACATGCTTTTCGCTGGACCCAAATACTACCCAGGCGGCGGAGTCTATGACTACGTTGGGCGGTATCAATCCGTCGATGCAGCCAAGGCGGCGTTTGCAGCCCTCGAAGATTGCAACGACTGGGCTCAAATCGTTGATGCCGAGACCATCGATCTAGTTGAGTGGTACGGGTCAGGAATGTATCGAGGCGAATCACCAGGATGGAGGGGGCCGAGGTGAGCGTTCACCGATTACCTACGAAGGCCGATCAGAGCCAGCGCAGAGCCAGGCTGTACGCGCAAGCTTTCCGCCTATTAGATCGAGCACAGAAGATCCTGGCGGAATCTTTCAAGCGTATGCAGGCGAGGGAGAAGGCGCGCAATGAGTATTCATAGGCACGCTGCCAAGGCTGATGCAAACCAGCCAGAGATCATCCAGGCCATCGAGCGCGCCGGCTGGGAGGCTCACATCACGCGCCGACCCTGCGATCTGTTCTGCTGGCACCCGCGGTATGACATCTGGTTGCCGATCGAGGTCAAGGATCCGAGCAAGGTCACAAAGGCCGGCAAGCCGATCCACGATGAGCGCATGGCAGAGCAGCACGAGTTCCTGGAGCGCACTGGCACCCCTGTTGTAACCACGCCCCAAGAGGCCCTGCTTGCGTTAGCGCGCAGGATTGATCGGCATTTGGGATTGGTAGCCAACGGACTGGAAACTAATGAAGTACATACATCTGCCTAGTCAGCAAGTATTCAAACCTCTGGAGCTGACCAAATTGACCGAACGAGACCTGTGGATAATCACGAGCGTAAAGCGCGGCATGGAGGCCGGGCACCTCCAGCAGCAAATTTCCGAGGCCCTTGGCTATGCATTCCCGAGCGCCCTGCGGCAGCAGATGCAGCGACTGAGGGAGCGATTTGACGTAACCACTAACGCGCAGTTAATCAACAAGCTCATCGAAATGAAAGTCATTAGAGGCCCAAAGGTCTCAGAGCCGGCCTTAATCAGGCGTCGACCAAGCAAGGGCGTTGGCAGGACCCCGCTTAACCACCCCTTCAGACAGGCTTTAGGTGTTCAGCGTGTTTCTGTGGACGCGCGAAACCGGGAAGCGGCAACCGGTAGCCAGCAATGGCGCAATAAATGATGTGGTCAGAGCGCAACCCCGCTGTTCGGTACAAACCGTGACACCACATCGCCGCACTTTTAACGACTGGAGATGAACTTGAAAAATCGCATGTACTTGGTATGGGGGTTTGTCCTGGTGATGTTCTGGAGCGTCCTCGCTTCGATTGCCGTTGGCCAAGAGGCTCCGATAGAGCCCGAACATCCAGCCTTCGGCCAGCGCCACACCTCCACGCTGGTGGTCGAGAGTCAGGTAGCCGACATTCCCAAGCTCGAGGCCAAGGCAGTGGAGGTGCTGCGCGCCAAATACGGCCTGACACTGGATGAGGCACGGGCAAAGGTCAGGGTCGACGGCAAGACTGACGTTGCCCGCTGCCTGGAGCACGTGATCATCAACGCACTGGCGGGGATTGCGCAGGCTGAGGTCGTTGCGAGCGTGGTGGGAAATCAGCACCCGGAGCCGGCGCAGTGATTCGCGCACCGCAGTATCGACGGCGACGTAAGGACAAAACTCTCTCAGGAACAGCGCATGGCTAAGAAAGGCGGAAACCCGCAAAACCTTAGGCCATTCGTGGCCGGCCAGTCTGGCAATCCTGGCGGTAAGCCCGTTGGATCGCGAAACAAATTGCAGGCGGACTTCCTTAGGGACCTTGCCGCCGACTTTGAGAGGTACGGCAAGCAGGCGATCAAGGAATGTCGCGAGAACAAGCCCGATGCATACGTTCGGGCGATCGTCCAGCTGATGCCGAAAGAGCTCGAAATCAAGAAACCACTGGAAGAAGTGAATGACGCTGATCTCACAGCTGCAATCGCTCTCCTGCAGTCCCTCCTCGCTGCTCAAGGCGCTGACGGACGAACAGGCGAGACGGGCAGCACGCCGCAAACTCACTAGCTACTACCCGGATAGTGGCCCACTACGTCGGGAGCTGTACCCGAAGCACATGGAGTTCTTTGCGCTGGGACGCGAGAACCGGCAGCGACTGTGCTTGGCGGCAAACCGCGTGGGCAAGACCGAGGGCATAGGGCTGTACGAGGCGGTTTTGCACGCGCTTGGGCGCTACCCAGACTGGTGGCCTGGCCGCAGATTCGATCGGCCCGTCAAGATATGGATAGCTGGTAAGACCAACAAGACCGCGTACGAGATACTGCAGGAGAAGCTGTTAGGGCCGACTGATGCGCGGGGCACTGGCCTGGTACCTGGAGATGACTTGGCGCGTACCACGCCCAAGCACGGCATCCCTGATGCGGTCGATACAATCTACGTCAAGAGCGCGCACGGCGGGCAGTCGCGCATCGTGCTCAAGTCCTACGAGCAGGGGCGCAGCGCATTCGAGGGCACCGAGCAGGACGTGATCCTGCTGGATGAGGAGCCGCCGCTAGACATCAAGACGGAGTGCGTGATGCGCACCATGACCACCAATGGCGTGCTGATGTACACCTTCACGCCGCTCGAGGGCCTATCCGAGACGGTGATGAGCATGATCCCCGCCGGTTCACTGGATGAGTGCAACGTGCCCTTGGTCATGATCACATGGGACGATGTGCCGCACTTGGACGAAAAGGCCAAGAAAGAGCTATGGGACTCAATACCAGCCTACCAGCGCGACGCACGTAGCAAAGGAATCCCTCAACTCGGTGCCGGTGCGATCTATCCCGTACCTGAGTCTGACATCGTCTGCGATGCCTTCGAGATCCCCAAGCACTGGCCGCGTGGCTATGGGATGGATGTGGGCTGGAACCGCACAGCTGTTATTTGGGGCGCATGGGACCGGCAGAGCGACACCATTTACCTGTACAGCGAGCACTACCGAGGTCAGGCAGAGCCTAGTGTCCACGCTGGCGCTGTGCGCGGTAGGGGCGACTGGATTCGAGGCGTGATCGATCCCGCAGCACGCGGTCGCGGCCAGAAGGATGGCGAGCAACTGCTACAGAACTATCGCGACCTGGGACTTGATCTGACCGAGGCAAATAACGGAGTAGAGTCAGGTATCTATATCACCTGGGAGAGACTGTCTTGCGGTAAAATGAAGGTGTTTAGAACGCTCCAGAACTGGCTATCAGAGTACCGACTGTATCGACGCGATGAGAAGGGGAAGATTGTGAAGGCCAATGATCACTTGATGGACGCAACGCGATACCTTGCGGTCTCCGGTTCGGCGGTCGCCAGGGTTGAGGCGCCCGCTGCAGTTGAATTCCCCTTTGAGGAGATGCCGGCGTGAACACTCCAGACCCCACCAAGCACTGCACCTGCCCCGGCGACAAGGTGATGCGCTACCACACCGACTTCCGGGCCCGCACGACGCTGCGCTGCGTGAAGTGCGGCAAGCCGGAGCAGGCGGATACGACCGTTACATTTCCAGCGGAGCCAGTACCAGCATGAAAACCGAATTCAACGTCGAGCGAGTGTGCGAGCGGGTTCACATGTGCATCGTGGATGCGCCCGAGGAGCTTGGCCAGCCACTAATCGAGGTGCGCAATGGGTCGATTCACGTCAGCTTTCCCAATCTGATGATCCATAACGGACGCGTGCTGAAGAACAGCATCGAAGTTGTCCCCGGACCAGGCCATCCAGACTGGGGCCGGGATCCCGTTCGGTTCGAAGCCTTTATGGCCATGGAAGGCACACCTGTTGATGTGCCCCGCCATCCAGAGGAACCCGCCGATGTGCCAAGTGATCCAGTGGCTGAGTCGAATGCTCAGAACTCGCTCGAAGCCGGCTCAATCGCTGGCTCGCAGGGAAAGCCCAAGAAGCGGGGCAAGTAGCATGGTCAAGGTACGCTTTGAGACTGTCACCCTGAGAATCCCAGTGATCGACAACAGCGGGGATCACGATGCGAAGATGCATGTGGGGAGGTTCGAGGAAATCCATCACGCCTTGGCGGTCATCCAAGGTGATGCATTGGATAAATTGATTGCCGGCGCTCCAGTAAGCCAGACGCATCAGTTCTTGGTCGATCAACAAATCAAGGGGGCTGCGAAATGGGCGGGTGATCTTGGCGGTGATCTCTATCCTGCGCCCCCCATCTCCCAGGAAGACCCGCCCATCAACACCGCCGTGAGCGACCGCGAGATGCGCTCGGACGCGCCCGACATGTCGCTCGAAGAATTCCGCGAGCGGCCTGAGCGCACCAGGGCGCCGCCGAGACCCAGGGCCAATAGCTGGAGGCACAAGACATGAGCATTGCCCAATCCGTCCAGCTCCGCGAGCTCACAACCCGCGTTGCCGGTATCGAGGCATCATTCCGGGGAGTTGCCGAGACTGGCAATTCTCGCGAACGGCTGGATAATCTCGAATCAACAGTGAGCGGAATCCTGCTGGAGCTCAGCAGGCTGTCCAAAGCTCTCGACCCTAACAGCAACGAAGCGGGCAAAGATCCGCAAGGTGCACAGTGCCCAAGCTCAGAGAAGACCAAATCCGCGCCATCATCGGCGCTCGGCTCAGCCGTTCGCTCAACAGTTCAGACAGCCAGCTCCGCAGTGACCGCGAAACAGCGCTGAACTTCTACTACGGCCGCCCGCTCGGGAACGAGCAGGATGGCCGTGCGCAGGTCGTGTCCAAGGACGTGATGGACACCATCAAGTGGATGATGCCATCGCTGATGCGTTCGCTGTCAGGCGCCGAGGTCTTCAAATTCGACCCTATAGGGCCTCAGGACTTGCAGCAGTCCAAGCAGGAGTCCGAGTACGTCCGCCAGGTTCTGTGGAAAAAGAACCCCGGTTACCTGCTGATGTACGACTGGATCAAAGACGGCCTGATGCAGAAGGTCGGCTATGCGCATTACTACTGGGAGGAGCAGGAAAAGCTGAGGTTCGACGAGTATTCGAAGCTCACCGAGGACCAGCTCGTACAGACCATGGAGGGATTGGACGCCAACGGCGATGTGATGCTGATGGGCGCCAGCCAGGACAAGGAAGACGGCACCTGGACCATCAAGGTTCGGCGACGCAACAAAAAGGGCTGTGCCAAGTGGGAGGTTTACCCGCCTGATGAGGTGATCGTAGACAAGGACTGCACCGGCAGCATCAAAACAGCCAAGTTCGTTGCCCATATGCGACGCGGGGTGACGCGTGGTGAGCTCGTGGAGGCTGGATTTGATCGCAAGCGCGTCCGGGAGCTGACCAGCTACACCTGGCGAGACCAGACCGAGGAGCGCCTGGCACGCGATACCGTCAACGAGTCCGACGACAACGAGGAGCAGCGTGATACCGACTGGGCCAGTGAGGAGCTACGGTTGCTGCGCTGCTGGACCTACATGGACTGCGATGACGACGGTATCGCGGAGCTGCGCTACTTCTATCTGGCCGGCAATGACATTCTCGAGAACGAGGAAGCGCCTGAAGTTCCCTGGGAATCCCTCGCGCCAGATCGCATCCCCCATCGGCATGTAGGGCTCTCGGTGCATGACGTCATGGAGGATCTGCAGCGCATCAACACGGCGCTCAAGCGTGGCCTGCTCGATAACACGTACTTCACGCAAAATCCGCGTATTGCGTACAACTCGAAAACGGTCAACACCAAGCAATTGGGGGTGAATCGTCCGGGCGGTCACGTAGGCGTGGAGGGGCCCCCGGGCCTGGATCTGGTTCCCATCCCGGTCATACCCATGCAGGACCGCATCCTGCCAGTCATAGAGCACTTCGAGCGCGTACGAGAGAACCGCGTGGGCGTCGGCCGCATGACCATGGGCCTCGATGCTGACAGCCTGGCGAAGGCCACCAAGGGTGCTTACATGAACGCCCAGACCGCAAGCGCCCAGTTGCTCGAGATCATGGCGGACATCCTGGCGCATAGCGGTATCGGCAGTCTCTACAGCTCTATGAGACAGCTGATCATGCGACACCAGTACCAGCCTGAGCAGACCCAACAGGGCAAGCAGTGGGTATGGATCAATCCAGCCGACTGGCCCGAGCGCGAGACCATGACGGTGACGCCCGGCGCGCCGACCAAGGAGGAGGTCCGCAACAACCTGGCGATGATGGCAACGGCTCAGCAGCAGGCTGGCACGGCTTACCCTGGCATGGTTCAGCCGCGCAACGTGTACGCGCTGGCCTCGGACATGCAATCCAATCTTGGATTCGACGGCAAGGCGTTCTTTACTGATCCCGACTCTCCTGAGTACGCGGATTGGGAGAAAAAGCAGGCTGCTGCCGCCAATAAACCGGATCCGTACGTGGAAGTCGAAAACCAGAAAACAGCGCAACGCGCGCAGCAGGCAAAAGATGAAGCACAGCTCAAGGCTAAGCAGATGGGCACGCAGTTTGGTCTGGACGTGGCGGAGCTCGAGCTCAAGTACGTCACCGACCTGGCCGCGCCAGGCATTGGCGCCGAGCTCGGAGGAGCTAACGGACGTGGATCAGGTCAGGCAGGCGCAGCGAGCAGAGGAGCTTCTGAGAGACCCGCTGCTGGCTGAATCGGTGTTAGCGATAGACAACGATCTGATCCAACAAATGCGTGAGGCAAAACTTGACAACCAGGATTTACATACTAGATTGATCACAGCGTTGCAGATTTCCGCGGCCATGCGAAAGCGCTTGTGGCAGTTGCTACAAGAAGGCCAAGCGGCTCAGCAGCGGCTTGAGATGAGGGGTCGGCGTATCGATTAGAGATCGTCGGCCCGCTCGATAACAACAAGAATAAAAAGGCGGGCCGATGTCGGTAACTCGAACCGCGAGCGGTTTATCCGTTCCGAATGAGATTTGCGTTGGACCCAGCAACGAGCTGATGGTCAAGCGCGGATCGCTGATCCTCGGCGACACCGGCCGTCAATACTTCCATGGACCCCAGCGCCACGTCGTGCAGTTCGACGACTTCGAGGGCGGCGGCATTGCCTTCAGCACCACAGTGGTTGATGGCTGGCGCTCCCGAAAGGGCTCTGACGCTCAATGCGTCGATTTCACCGTCACGAACGCGATCGAAGGCACGGCGGTCGGCACTATCGGTGATACGACGGCCTCCATGGCCGTGTCTGGGGTTCAGCTCGACAGCGGGCTGTGCTGGAAGTCCAACCAGGGCGACCTGGTATTTGAAGCGCGCGTCAAGCTCAGCCAGATCACGCTGCTTAGCGTATTCATCGGCTTCACGGATCAGGTCAGCGCACTGGAGATGCCGATCCAATCTGCGGCCTCGGCAGACACAATCACGACCAACGCGACCGATGCCGTCGGTTTCATGTTCGACACGAGCATGACTACGGACACCTGGCACCTTGTAGGGGTCGCGAACGATGTGGACGCGACCCGCCAGAACAGCGCCTCAGTGCCGGTCGCGGCTACATATCAGGTCTTCCGCATCGAGTTATCGAGCGCCGGCGTGGCGACCTTCTATATCGATGGCGTGCAGGCTGGCACCGCCATGACGGGCGCGGTGACTGCGACAGTGGCGCTCACACCGGTGATTGCAGGCTTCAACCGCGACACCAGCAACACGCCCACGATTACCGCTGACTACGTCTACGTCAGCGCGAACAGGTCCTAACGCATGCTCCTCCAAAACATCATCAGGGGCGTGCTTCGCGAGGCGGCGATGGGCGACGGTGCCGATGCGGGTGCCGGTGATGCGCCGCAAGCGCGGCAGCAGCCGGCCGGAGAGAAGCCATCGGTACACGAGCGACTCAAGGCTTTCCTGTCTGCTCCGCAGCAGCGTGCCGAGGATGGCACTGAGGGCGATGCAGATGATGCCGGCGAAGGCGAACTTCCAGCGAAGCAGTCCAAGCAGGTAAAAGAGCCTGCGAAGCCTGCCAAGGCTACTCCACAGGAAGCGGCAGACGATGGCGCCGACGATTCGGATGCATCAGACCCCGAAATCACACTGACATCAATCACCGAACTGGCCGAACAGACCGGGCTTCCCTTGGACCGCCTGCTCGACCTGGCCGTACCAGCCCGCGTGGATGGCAAAGAGGCCAAGGCCACCATCCGCGAGATGCTGAAGAGCTACCAGACCGATCAGCTGCTCAATAGCAAGCTGCAGACGCATGCGTCCGAAGTCCAAGCCTGGAAGACGCAGCAACAGCAGGCGCAAGCAGAGTTCCAGCAGAACCTGCAGCGAATGGATGCCGGCTTACAGGTGGCCCAGCGCATGCTCCAGGGCGAGTACGCAGAGGTCAACTGGGCGCAGCTCCAGCAGACAGACCCTGCGCAGTTCGCGCAGACCCTGCTTGGATTCCAGCAGCGTCAAGCGATGCTCGACCAGGTGGCCAAGCAGATCGGTACCGAGCGCCAGACCCAGCAACAGGCTCAGGCGCAACAGCATCAGGCGTGGCTCACCGAACAGAAGCAGTTGCTCGAGGCCAAGTTGCCCGAGTGGGGCGATGAAAAGACCCGTAAGGCTGCCATCAATGAAATTGTTGAGGTCGGCGGCAAGGTCTACGGCTTCAACGCCGAGGATATCGGCAAGCTGACCGACCACCGCGACATCCTGGTGCTGAACGACGCCATCAGGTGGCAGAAGCTGCAGGCAAGCAAGGCACAGGTACTGAACAAAGTTCGCAATGCGCCCAAGCTGCTCAAGCCGGGCAGCGCTCAATCAACCCAGGAT